TAACTGGTACTGATGAATTCTATCTACCTTTAGCACAACAACCTGTTCTTGCTAATGGTGATCAGTACTTCAGCGAAAATGATTATATTATTATCAACAGTGGTGTATCTGCTAGTGGACATCCTGAAATAGTTCAGGTTGTAGAACTAACAAGAACAGCAGTTTCACCTTACTACTTAAAGGTTAAGCGTCAACCATTTGGAACATTTACTGCTCAATTAGATAATCATCCTGATAATACACCTATCTTTAAGGTTAATGTTCAGTTTGATTCTACATGGACAGAGCAAGCACTTGACAACACTGGACCACAAGATAATGTATATCTTGCTGAGTTTGGTGGAGAACTTACAGTTTCTGATTATGTAATCATTGATCGTGACCCTGCTGCACCAGGTGTAGGTGAGGTTATTAGAGTTGTTAGTCAACTTGATCAACAGGTTCAAACACTTAAAGTTACTAACTGTGGTAATCCTGATCTAACAGTATTTGAGGTTAACTCTGTAACTGGTGCAGTTCAGGTTGGTAACCCTGAAATTCCTGGATCTGGTCTTGTACTTAACAGTACTTTAACACTAGATGGTGGTTGTGGTACTCTCAATAAGATTGTATTTACTGCTGATTCTACTGCTGGTAATAGATTCGTTACTAATGTTGTTGTTACAAGTTCTAATAAGACAATTAATGACATAGCAGTTGGTGATTATCTTAAAAATATCACTAATGAGTCTCCACAGACAGTTATACATGACACTTATATCACATACGTTGATACTGTCAATAATGCGATTTGGTTGAGTGAACCTGTTGGTGGAGCACAAGCTGCTAACACAACATATGAAGCAGAGAGAAATGAGAAGTTCGTACTTAATAACGGTAACGATGTTACTACATTCGAGACTGATACATGTACTGGTACAACTCATATCGGAACACATTATGGTAGATTAGATTTAGTATTTGCTTCTCTTGGACAGGCAAGCAATTATACTAATACTGCTGCTATAGAGACAGCATTTGATGCTGGTTCTATTCCATTAATGTATAGTTTCTGGTTCGATCCACAAACTGATGCTGCTGGTGGTCCTAGCACAACAGTTAATGGCAATGCTCAAGGTTCAAGTGGTTCAGTTCAGGTTCCAGTTAACAGTCTTGGTGTTGGAAGTGGTGCATTTAAAGTTGATGATATAGTATTTGTTGGTACAACAACTGCTTCTGCAACTGGTATCGGTGACTTCATCGTTGGTAAGGTTACTAACATAGTTACAGGTGCTAACCCAACACTTGTTATTGAACAGGCAGGAGATGGATTATATACTGACAAACCATTTGATCCTACTAATGCGGTATTCGCAAGTGGTAACATTGTTAAAAGACTTATTAAGCATCAAGAGTTTGCTAATGTAATTGATTCCGAGGAGAGAACTAGAATTAAGTCTGGTGCTTCTTCTACATACAACTCTACTATTATTGATAGAGGATATATTGTACAGCAGAAACTTGACTATCTAAACTGGGTTTGTTTTGCTGATGCAAATGGCAACTCTGTACTCTGGGCTGCTGTTGGAGGTAGATTAGAGGGAGTAGTTCATCAGTCAGTGATGAATGAGCAGGTTAGAGATGGTGCTATTCCATTCAGAACTGGTGGTCTTCATATATCTGAAGATCTAAGAATGCTTGGTGGTAGTATTGAGATCTTTGACTCTGTTAATCAGACTAGAATGTTCTCATTCATCAATGATGATGGTCACGCTGATCACTCTGGATTGATGACATGGCACGCTGGTGTTGTATCACGAGGTGATTTCTATCTATTCAAGGGTGGTGACCCAGAGAACGTTATTCTCAACCCAGATAATAACATTCCATCATTCTTCGTTGATAACTTAGGTAATGCTGGTTCTGAGAAGTCATTCACAGTTAGTGGTGAAGCACAAACAGTTCCTTCTACATCATTTGAACAACTTTCCATTCAGAATCTCGGTCCTAGTGGAACTAAGAAGTTCGCTATTAAGCAAGATAACTCTATAGATTCATTTGGTGTTACTAACTTCTACACTGCAAATGGTGGTAGACACACACGTTACCTATCATCTGCATCATTAGAAGCTGATTTACAGTTGATTGCTAACATTGTATACACAGTCAATGTTCAGTCTACTTCTACATTAATTCTAACACTACCAGCTGCTCCTATAACTGGAGATGTCATAAGGATAGTTGAGGTTGGTGGACAATTAAGTTACAATACAACTTTGGTTTTAAGAACACCTGAGTCTTCTGGAACTCCAATACAAGGAGATAATACAGGAACATTACTTGGTGATAGGTTAACACCATATCCTTCAGGTGAATTGGTTGTTCAGACTCCAAATGCTGCATTTGCTTTAATATATCTCGGACCAACTGATAGTAATGCTCAAGTTGGAATTCCAACTTCTGTTCTTGGTTGGTGGTTAATGGAGGTTTAATTAATGGCAAGTTATAACAGGATAAAATCATCAAAAGTTTCTCCTATAGGAACAATAATGCCTTGGACTGGATCTTCCAGTTCATCGGCATTAACTATTGATGCTGTTCCAAAAGGATGGATTGTGTGTAGTGGTCAAACACTTAGAGCAAATGAATACCCATTGCTTGCACAATTACTAGGTAATACATATGGTCCATTTCAAGTTGCAGGTGGTCCACCAGTAGGAATACAAAATCCGTATCCACTCTATGAAGATACTGATTTGTTTACATTACCTAATTTAAATCAAACTGCACTTGTTGATATTGAATCATCAAGAGTTGCACCAGAAGATATGGCAGTTATAGGTGCATATGTTACAGAGAATGGTGCTGATGCTTCTCCATTGACTAATATTGTATCATATGTTGATGTTAATTTTTCCATTGAAACTGATGGTGAATTAGCAGGTAAGGTTACAGGTCTTTCAATTCAAGATCCTGTGTATTTTGATACGGTTAGAGTTATTCCTAGAAAATTAGGTGTTGACCATACTCCATCTCATAGTCATGCACAACCAGAAACTGATAAGTATCCATCTACAATTATTGCAGGTGGTTATGTAGGATTATTTGAAGCAGGAAACTATGATATTCAGGATGCTGAGTGGACTACTGCTAGTGCAATAGCAATTAACCCTAATGAATCTAATGCAGATGTATTTCTTCCAGGTACAGCAAGAGTTACTTGGTATGATGAGGCTGGTCAAACTTTACCTGACATGTCAGGATGGAGAGATTTTACAAACTCTGTAACTGATGTTCCTGTAATTCCTAATACTAATAGAGTTGTTGCAGGATATGGTAATACTGGAGATCCATTGAATAATGGTAGTTATAATGATCCAAATACATGTATCATTAATCAGCAGATGCCAGCAGTAACAGCTCCATTTCCACCAGCAGGATCATATATGGGTCAAAGAAACCATTATACTTCTGGTAGTGATGTAGATACTGCAAGAACTGGTGGAAGTGCTGGTGATGGAGAATTATATCCTTATCCAGTTACATTGAACCATCAGGCAGACGTATGGAATTCTGAATCGTTTGGATCTCATAATCATTTCACGATTGATGTGAGTATGAATAAGGGTCAAATGAGAGTTCCTAGCACTGTTCTCATAAATAATATGACGACAGGAACTATATCTCCAGTGAGTGTTGATAAGGCATTAAGTGTGCAAGTTAACCCTAATACTCCGTCACTAACTACTCTTATTGTAATGAGGGCATACTAATGGCAGTATTCTATCAAAGAGAAAAATCAAAGGTAGGTACTACCACTGGTACGATATTGAATTGGAGTAAGCAATTAACATCTAATGATCCAGATGATCAGAATACTAAAGATGAATTACCTGCTGGATACTTAAGGTGTGATGGTGGAATATATTCTGCTGAAATATTTCCAGAATTAGCAGAGATATTAGGAGTTGGACAACTCTGTAGATATAGAAAACCAACTCAAACATTACTTGACAATCAATTTCAAGTACCAGATTTAGGATCTAAGAAAATAAGAGCATCTAGTGGAGCGAACTTAGGAGATGCTATTGATCTTTATCTTGAAGATGATAATGATCCACCAAATACCATTACAAAATCTGGTGTTGGATTGGATGTTCAGAGTAATATAGGAACATCTTATGAAATATTATATCAAGGATCATTTTTCTTACCAGCACAAACTATTGAGATAACTGGTCAACCAGGATTTACTAGAACTACTGGTAACTATACAGAAAGTATAGATGTATTGCAAACTGCAATCATGCCACACGCTCACTTCCATGATGGAACTAGAACTAGGGTAGCATCTAGTGTTGGTAATGAGTTTGCAATGTTTGGTAGAAACTCATACACTAGGAAGTCTACATTGTGTATTCAAGAATGGTCAGAGAATACTAAACAGGATTTGTGTTATCTACAAGCAACTAGACAGAGATTAGCATCAACAACACAATCAGAATCTGCTGGTGGTTGTAGAAGAACATATTATGCTGGATGTTTCAGTGGTTGTGAATTTTTATCTTCTAACCAATGTTTGATACCAACAGGATATGGTGGACAGTGGCCAGTTTGGAGTGGACAGAATAGTGGTTGTGGTGGTAGTTCTGGTTCTTTGGAATCATATACTTACGGTACTATTACATACACAGGAACTGTTGCTGTAAAATGTGAAGGAATAGGTTGGCCAGGTTGTTGGTTGGGTGGTTATCTTGCTAACCCACAGACTGGTCCTATAACTTTGACTCCTAACTATACAGATCCAAACGTACCTTACGATGGATTTGCTGATAGTACAGAAGATAGTTACTATGGTGCTATTAACAACGTTGTTAATCAATCTGAGGCTACTGGTAATGATGGTACTCACCGTCACTTTGTTAATTTCTCAGCAACCGAGCATACATATGTAGTGAATACAAATCCAGCATTTATACCTGCTATTGATTTGAAATCTACCATTAGCATTAGTGTTAATACTGAGAATAAAGCAGATCAATTTATTCAACCTTATATCGTCCAGGAATTCTTAATTAAGTATTAATGACTGTCACATACCGCAATAAATATCAGAATTATTACCAAGACAAGGGAGGTCAACATCAACCACCTGGAACCATTTTACCTGTTCTTGTTGATGTAAATTCTGGTGCAGGAAATGAGATAGAAGAGTATTCGCATCAAGGTTATCTTTATTGTGATGGAAGAGAATTAAACATTAGAGATTATCCTATACTATACAAAGCAGTTCGTAATACTTACGGTGGTAATACAACTTATTCTCCAGCACAACCATCATCTCCTGGTGGATTGAGAAAATTATTTTGGATTAATGATAAAGCATTTTTAAATTTTTATAGAGATCCTGGTATAGCAGCAGTATCAAAGATGCCATATCCTTATGGTTCATCTGTAAGATTTGTAGGACAAACAACACAATTCACTGGTAATATTTCTGCTGGTTCACCAGATATAACTGCTATACCATCAACAGAGATTAATAAGATGAATGTTGGTGATGTAGTAGAATTGATGGGGAATAATGGTACAGTAACACTTCCAGTTAATACTACTGTCTTGAGTAAGGATCCAGTAGCATTTAGTGTTAGTCTAAGCAATAGTTTTGGTGGATCTGGTTCTCAGGTCAGTGCTCAGTTTGGTGTTGGTGTAGGATTTGGATCAATAGGACCAGGTGTATTTGAATTTAATAATTACTATCAAACTAAACTACCAACAGAGAATGTTAATGCACAGGTTGCTGCTAATGAATTCTGTTACGAGATAGTATTTCCTGAAGTTGGATTACCAGGTGGAGTAGATCCTGCGACATTACCACAGTTTACGGTTAACTTCACTGGTGGTGGTGTTGTTCATCCTAACATTACAATGTTTAGGAGTTTTAATAGTAGGGATACTCCACGTAGTATTGGAACATTCTTCTTACCAGATTATAGAGAGAAATTAGTTGTAGGTTATGGTGCAGTAGACGGTTTAGGATCCTCCACAGTAGAGGATGGTTTAAATAATACAGTTGGACAGATTGGTGGTTCTTGGTATATTGCACAGAACCAGTTATTAAATGGTGGAATATTTTTTGATATAGGTAACGTTAAGACAACTGGATATACTGGTATTCAAGCTGATATATCTACATTTATTACTGGAGATGTTTCAACAACAGTTGGTCCAATTGATGATCATATATTCTCAAGACCAATAGAACACTATCATAATATATTATCATCAGAACCAGATGAGTCATTGGCTGTTGAATTTGGTGGGTCACCTTCTGATAAGTATGGTGTGATCTATACTAAATCAAGATCGAATGTTATACCATTTGAACCATCTGTTTCAGGTGGAGTAGCATTAGGACACTCACATGGATTGTCTGCTACTATGTTAAATGATGGTAACATGGCAACTTATGGTAATACTGCTGGCATTGGTTTAGATGATGGTGGTAATCCAAAGAAATGGAATGTTACATCAGCTCCATCTATCAATATAACAAGTATTACTTATGATGCTCCTAATGATAAGTGTATTGTTGCAACAGCAGAACCTCATGGATATAATTCTGGAGATTGGATTACTATTCAAGGTGCAACTCCAGGAGAATATAATGGATCATTCTTAGTATTAGGTACAGGTTTATCTACTCAAGGATTTGAGTATGATCCAACATCAGATTCACAACCAAATCCTCCTGGTACATCTCCTGCTGGTGGTAATCCAATAGTTAAATTAGCATCTGGAACATTTGATGAGGTTACTTCTACTCCTCAACCAAGATTTTATGCTACCAATCAAATGACAGTAGTTGGTGGTAAAGCAACAGTTATAGTTAATCCAGGAACAGGAGTTACATTCCAAGAACAAGATGCACTTACTCCATCAACAATTACTATGAACCCAGTTCCTGCAAGTTCAGGGGAAGTAACACAAATAGATTTAACTTTGTATGCTCCAGGTGGAGGTGGTGCAGATAGTGATAATTCTGGTGGAGATGCAGGATATGCTTATGCTACATTTACTGTAGATGGTACAACATATACTGTTACATCGAATGGTGGTTTTGGTGGAACCGCAGGAAGTATTGGTGGACAAGCATTATTACAAACAAGAAATTGGCTTCCAGTAGGATCAAACCAAATATCTCCTGGTACTGCTGCTGTATGGTCAACATTTATGTTGAACAATGCAATTTATCCAGTAGTTCCAGCACTTACTGCTACAGATCCTAACTTAGATCAGTGGGTAGAAGGTGGTGTTGGTATTAATGTAGATGCAGGTCTTGCTGCTGCTGGTTTTAATGTTGAATTCCATTGTGATGGTTTATCTGAACTGGATTTGTATAATCCTGATGGTACTTGGAAGCAAGGTAACGCAACACCACCAAATACTTCAGGACCATCTGTACCTTTTACCAGCAGTCAAACATTAGTTGTTGCTGCAAATACTCTTATTACTGGTTGGAATCAGTTGAAATTTAGAGTTAAGAACTCTGCTGCTACTAATAATACTTGGGCAGATAATCCTGGCGGTATTGCATTTAATGCTACAAGAAATGATAATAATTCAGTCATGTTTAATTCTAGAACTGACTGTACTGGTGGAATAACTACATTTACTGCACCAGGTACTGGTGGAGGTGCTGGAGGTGCTGGAGGAGCATTCTCATATCCACCTTCATTAGACAATGAGGATTGGTTTTCTATTAGTACGAACACAACAGGACTTAGTGGAGACAGTGGTGGTACTCAAGGTACAAATTTAAGTGAGACAAATGGTGGAGGAGATACAGGAACCACACCCAAACCATTAGGATCTGGTGGTGATGGTGGAGCAAATGGTTTCTCAACTGTGGTTAATTTAGGAACACAATCATTCACTGCATTTAATGATACATGGACTAACCCACCACAGATAGCTGGTGAGACCAGTAGAAATATTGTCCTTTCAGTTGCAGGTGCTGGTGGAGGTAATGGTAACCCTAATGCTAACTCTGGTTGTGAAGCAGGATCAACTCAACCACCAGGTTCATCTGGTTCTCCTAGTGATGGTACTGCTATTGGTGGAACAGCAACAAATGGTGCATTAATTACAGCAACATTAGCATCAGTTCCTAATACTATCACAATGCAAATTGGTAGAGCAGGTGGAGTAGGAG